CAAGTTCTATGAGAACAACGCAAGCGTCGGCGGCATCGTCAAGGTGCCGGGCGAACTCACGCAGGATCAAGCTGACGCGCTTCGGAACGGATTCTCGCGTCGCAACAGCGGCGTCAAGAACGCTTTCAAGGTCGCCGTCCTGACTGGTGGCGCAGATTTCCAGCAGCTCGGCGCGAAGGTGTCCGACCTGCAACTGATTGAAACAATGCACTACTCGGTCGAGTCAATCGCGCGTCTGTATGGCGTGCCTCTGCATTTGCTGCAGGTTCCAGGCGGCAATACCTCCTATGCCTCAGTTGAACTGATCGGCATCGAGTGGCTGCGCCTCGGGCTCGGCCCACTCATCGCTCGCATCGAGGCTGCGTTCCAGCGCCTCGTGCCGGGTGCCGAGCAGACCTTCCTCAAGTTCACGCTTGACGGTCTGCTTCGCGCTACAACGCAGGAGCGCTACAACTCGTATGCAACCGCACTCAACAACGGCTTCCTGAGCGTGAACGAGGTGCGCTCGCTTGAAGACCGTTCGCCGGTAGATGGCGGCAACGACTACTGGAAGCCGCTGAACATCGGCACCATCGGACAGGAGCCACCTAAGTGAGTTACATCATCACCGACATTGACGGCACCCTGACGACAAGCGGAGACACCCCACGTCAGGACTACATTGACTGGCTCAAGCAAGAGGCAGCCGACGACAAGAACGTGATCATCGTCTCAGCCCGCCCGATCAGCCGACTGGATGAGACACGCGCTTGGCTTGACGCCAACGATGTGCCGCACAGCCAGATCCACCTCAACGACTTCGCTGGTGCAGGGCAAGGTCCGAACGTGGGGCTGGAGTTCAAGCGCTACAAGTACGACCTGCTCGTCAAGGAGTACGGCGTTGAGGACATCGAGGTCGCCGTTGACAACGACGCCGATGTGCGCGCGATGGCGCGCGAACTAGGTCTAGAGGCGATGACGCCACAAGAGGCAGTTGCCTCAATGGAAATGCCAGGCGAAGACGATCCCACAGCAAACAATACGGCAAGCCGCGTTGTAGGATTGGGCAACAGCGCAGAGGCGCCAGACGACAAGGAGATCATTGACGTGAAAGAACTTGAGACCCGCTCGCTTCCGCTGGGCGACTTCAGCGTCACCGATACTGAAGACGGACAGAAGACGTTCTCTGGCTATGCAGCTCTGTTCAACACGCCGTCGGACGGGATGCAGTTCACAGAGATTATCGCGCCTAGCGCCTTCACCCGCACGCTCAAGCGCGTCGCAGACGGCAAGAAGATGATCTCGTTCCTCTTTGGTCACGACGAGACTCGCGCCCTTGCGACGACCGCAAGTGGTCGCCTGACCCTGACCGAAGATGCACGCGGCCTGAAGGTCTCGGCGAAGCTCGATCCCGCAGACCCAGACGCAGCCAGCGTCATCAGCAAGTTGACGCACGAGGCTCTCTCGATGGGGATGTCGTTCGGCTTCTCGATCCCGAAGAACGGCGACGAGTGGACCGACGAGAGCGTCCGCACCCTGAAAGAGATCAACCTCTTTGAGGTGAGCGTCCTCTCTGCCGGGCAGACCCCCGCCTACCCAGCCACGATTGGCTTGACTGCTGTTCGCAAGGTGTCCGCCGACAAGCTCGGCGTTGACGGCGACCGGCTAATGACTACGCTGGAAAACATCAAGTCGGCGACACCGCTGACCGAAGATGATGTCCAGGTGCTTGATCAGGTGCGCGAACGCCTCGCGCCATCAAAGCCGGTCGGAGTTGATCCGACCGTCGCACTGGCGCTGTTGCAGACAAAGCGCCTGATCGACCAGGAACTCTAAAGCCACGAGACCCCGCCCCGCTGCCCTATGTAGGCAAGCCCGCGATCAGGTCATCCCGCTTGGTGAGTCGCAATAACAACGGCAACAAATAAGCGCGCCTAATGGCGCAAGGAGTAACAAGTGTTTGACAATCTTGCAGACAAGCGTGCGAACCTGCTTACGCAGGCGCAGGCGATCGTCACGGATCTCGCCGATAAGGGCGGGGTTCTTGAGGGTGATGCCAAGCAGCAGTTCGACGGTCTCGTTGCAGAGGCTGGCACGATCGCTGAGGCTATCCGTTCAGAGAAGGCCGCAACCGAGGCTCGTTCGCAGGCTGACGCCGCGCGCGCAGAGAAGGCTGTTGCCATCGCTCCTAAGGCTGACCGCGACGACAACGCGGAACTTCGTGAACTTGCTCGCACCGGCGGAAGCAAGACCTTCGAGCGACGCGACGTGTCGCGCGCATCTGGTCTTGGCAACCCGATTGACATCTACAACCGCGTGTCGGTTGTGGCTGGCCAGAGCAACCCATTCCTGAACCCAGACGTGGTCTCGGTTTACAACGTCGCCACCGGCAACAACATCCAGTTCCCACGCGTCACGGCGCTCGGAACCGCTGGATCAATTGCTGAGGCTGGCCAGATCACTGAGTCCGACGGGACGCTTTCGGCGCTCTCGCTGACCCCGGTGAAGTACGGCTTGATCCTTCAGGTGACGAACGAACTCGTGAACGATGCGTCGTTCGATCTTTCGGCGATGATCGCTGAGAAGATGGGTTCGGAAGTTGCAGTCAAGCACGGCGCCGTTGCAGGCACCGCTGTCGCGGCTTCGGCTGGTTCCTACGCGGTCGCGGGTACGTTTACCCCGACCTATGCGGAACTTGTCGGTCTTCAGTACTCGGTCAAGCAGCAGTACCGCAATGCGGCCAAGGCTGGCTTCTTGACGTCGGACACGAACCTCGGGACGATCCTTGGGATCACCTCGTCGTCGTTGCCGATCTTCCAGGCAGGTGGTCAGGGTGGCGTTGATCGTCTCCTTGGCAAGCCTGTCTACACAACCGGTGGAATCGCCGACTTTGCCTCGAGCGCTCGTGGCATCCTGTTCGGTGACCTCGGCTCGATCACGACCGTCATCGTTGGCGGCGTGAACATCGAGGCTTCCCGCGAGTTCGCGTGGGACTATGACCTCGTCTCGTACAAGTGCACCATTCGTGGGGCAACTGACCTCGTTCAGTCGAGCGCGGTTAAGTTCCTCAAGTGCGCTGCCTAATCGTTAGGCAGTAGCAGTTAGTGGCGGGGGGTCGGGCTTCGGCTCGGCCCCCCGTTCGCTTGGAGGCGTATGAGCTGGATTGGCAAACTGGAGTGGCTGGTGCTGCTCGCTAGAATCAACGCACAGGGGGCTAGAAAGCCCGTAGAGCGGACTTTGATCCGAAGACGGGCGCAGACAGCCACCTTGCCTAGAACGACCGCAGAATGGCGGGAAAAGGGGAGAGACGCGTGAGCCTTGAATCAACGGTTGTGACGGTTGGAACCGCAGCGACAGTGATCGCCACCGGCAAGACTGGTGCCTCGTGGCTCTACCTTCACGCGCCGACAGGCGGCAACGCAATCTTTGTCGGACCTTCAACCGTCACGGTTGCGAGTGGGCTGGAGCTGCCCAAAGGTGCCGTGACTGAGATCTGGCTCGCCGAAGCGGACACGCTTTACGGTATCGTTGCAAGCAACACGCAAGCACTGATGGTCTTGAAGTCAGGGGGTCGCTAAATGTCTTACGCAACACTTGCAGAGTTCAAGTCGGCAATCGGCATCACCGACTCGACTGACGACACGCCGCTTCAGTCCGTCCTTGACGCGACTGACGCCCTCATCGACAACTACACCGACCGCAAGCAGGGCTTCGGCACTGCGACTGAGACGCGCTACTACAACGCCGACACCTACCAGTACGTCCTTGTGGATGACCTCGTCAGCGTCACGACACTGACAACGGACGACAACGGCGACGGTACCTATCCAACGACGTGGGTCGCTGGCACGGACTACAACCTTGCGCCGGGGAACGCAGCGCTTGATGGTTGGCCGTACACCGAACTCGATGTCTCCGTCACCTACCCAAAGAACTTCCCAAAGGGCGTCTATCGCGGCGTCAAGGTGACTGGCGTCTTCGGATGGCCCACTGTTCCGAACGCTGTGAAGCAGGCTGCGATCATTCAGGCAAGCGCCGTGTGGAGCAGCAGGACCTCGCCGTTCGGCATCATCGGCAGCGCCGACCTCGGCGGTATCCTTCGCCAGACGCGCGCCCTGCACCCAGAGGCGCAGGTGCTGCTTGAAGCATACCGTCGCCGTGAAGGTTTGGCTCGGTGAACGA